TAGGCAATGGCGCAATGCTCGCGCTATCTTCCTTAAGCAAAATCCATTATGTGTTTATTGTAGGCGTTTGAATATAAGATCAGATGCTAATGTAGTGGATCACATTACGCCGCACCGTGGTAGCCTTAAGCTGTTCTGGGATACAAACAACTGGCAATCGTTATGCTTTACCTGCCACAATTCACATAAGAAGCGTGAAGAGAATGGCAAAGCACCACTGCCAGCGACTGGATTAGATGGTTGGCCACTGGATTAGTGGGATGGGGGGACCGGTTCCGCGTATTATGGAAGCGAGCGCACACCGTTGCGAACTTTTTTTTAATTGGATGTTGCACTTTAAGGGGGCTTTATGGCTGCAAAAGACAGAGTAATGAAAAACACCGTGCAGGGAGCGGTTTTAACCGCAAAAATGGTTTCAGCTAAAATTGAGCCTATGTATAAGCTCGATGGTGATGAGCTTAAATATTTTAATGCTGTCGTCACGAGCCGCGAAACAGCCACCTGGAACCATAACCATCGTTTGTTGGCCACTAATCTAGCTGTGACCTATAGCCAATTAGACGAGGCTAATATGGAAATTGCTGAGCGTGGTTTGATGGTAAAGAATGACCGAGGCACACCAGTAGTTAACCCAGCTATTACAGCAAAATCCAGTTTATCAGCCACAGTATTGCAACTGAATAAAGCACTGGGTTTATCTGCGTCTCAAATGGGCGTATCAGGCCAAGCCCAGGATAAACGCAACAAAGCTGACGCAGATGCGCGCGCGGTAATATCACAAATCTCAGACGCAGACCTTATATAATGTTTTTATGGCAAATGAAAGGGTCATATGACTGGTGAATCAAATGGGCAAAAAGTAATCCGCTTTATTGAGGAGTATTGCCTGACACCTGAAGGCCAGCACGTTGGCAAGCCCATCGTTTTAGCTGAGTTTCAGAAAAAATTTATACTAGATATTTATGACAACCCGCAAGGGACACGCCGCGCCATATTATCTATTGCTCGTAAAAATGGCAAGTCTGCTTTAATTGCTGGATTATTGCTGGCGCATATTATTGGACCGATGCGTAAGCAAAACAGCCAAATAGTATCTGGCGCCATGTCTAGAGACCAGGCGGCACTAGTATATAGCCTGGCAGACAAAATGCTGGCCATGCAGCCTAAATTTGCTGGATTATATAAATCAATCCCATCGTCTAAGCGTATTGTTGGCCTTAAGGCTAACGTTGAATATCGAGCTCTGGCAGCTGATGGAACCACGGCGCACGGTTTATCGCCTATCCTGGCTATCCTGGATGAAACTGGACAAATTAAAGGTCCAATGACGCCATTTATTGAAGCCATTACCACTTCACAGGGCGCCCATGAGCATCCGCTGCTTATTACTATTAGCACGCAAGCTGCTTCTGATGCTGATATGCTAAGCCTCTGGATTGATGATGCAAAGCGCTCGTCAGATCCGCATACTGTTTGCCATGTATATGAAGCCGACGCAGAATCTGATTTAATGGATAATACTCAGTGGGCTAAAGCCAATCCTGCCTTAGGTATCTTTAGATCAGAGAAGGATCTGGAAGAGCAGCTTAAATTGGCCTCACGTATTCCATCAATGGAATCCAGTGTTAGGAATTTGCTATTAAATCAGCGTGTTTCACTGGAAAGCACATGGATTGGTCCTACTTTATGGAAAGAAAACGCATCAGAGCCAGATTACAGCCTATTAAATAGCAAGCCATTACATATTGGCCTAGACTTATCAAAAACAGATGACTTAACAGCAGCTGTGGGCGCCATATTTGACGACGAAGGCTTTGTGCACGTTTATCCATGGGTGTTTACACCAGTGGCCACAGTTGACGCCAGGGCAAAAAGAGATAGAGCGCCTTATGTAGAATGGATTAAGCAAGGTTTAATGGTTGGCGTGCCTGGCAAGACTATTGACTATGAATGGGTCGCTCAGTTTATGGCACAAGAATTAAACTCAGCAAAAATATGCAGTATTAACTTTGACCGCTGGCGTATTGAAGAACTAAAGCGGATCTCTGATAATGTGGGCTTTGGCAATGATGCAAACTGGATTGAAGTAGGCCAGGGCTATCAGTCATTTTCGCCTAGACTTGAGAAAGTAATGGAGTTATTGCTCCAGGGCAAGATTAAGCATGGTGGGCATCCATTATTAAACTTCGGTGCTGCTAATGCTATTGCTGTGGCAGACCCAGCCGGCAACTTAAAACTGGATAAAGCTAAATCAACTCAGAAGATTGACATGATCGTTGCAATGGTCATGGCAGTCTATGCGGCGTTCTCATATGAGGACCAAGCCGTTGATATTGACTCTTGGATCGTTTAGCGATATACATAACAAATATTTTTATGCATAATCATGGAAACATAGGAGTGTTTCCATGACCCCAACCAAATCCTGGTCAACATTAGTTGTTAAATCGATTGATGACGAGCAACGCATTATTAAAGGCATTGCTTCCACGCCATCGACTGATCGCTCCGGCGATATTGTCGAACCTAAAGGCGCCAAATTCACTTTACCATTCCCACTATTAGCTCAGCATGACCATTCTTCACCAATTGGTGAGGTAATCTCTGCACAAGTTACTGACAAGGGCATTGAGATTGAGGCACATATTGCTAAAAACTCAGAGCTTGAGTATGTGGAAAAGACCTGGAAACAAATTAAATCTGGCCTAGTGCGTGGATTGTCAATTGGTTTCCGCGGCTTAGAAGTTGAGCGCATGAAAAAAGGTTTGCGCTTTAAATCATATGAAATCATTGAATTATCTGCAGTGACAATCCCATGCAATGCAGATGCTAGCATTTATGCTATTAAGAATTTGGATGCAAATCCAAACGCAGACGTTGACCAGCTCAAGCTAGAGCATGAAATGCGTTTGCACGACCTGAGAGCAAAAGCTGCCGCTTCGATCTCAAAAGCAGTTTTATCCTTAACCAATAAATAATTAGGAATTTAATTATGACAATCGCAGAAAAAATCGTAGCGGCTGAGCAAAAGCTTAACGCTAGCAAAGACAGCTTAGTTGAAGCTACCAAATCATTAGAAGCAGGTGACGACTCAGCTATGCACCAAGTTGAAGAGCTATCAGCTCAAGTTGAAACAGAAGCTAAGTCTTTAGAGACATTGCGTAAAGCTGAAGCAGCTCTTGCTGTTAAGTCTGTTCCAGTTGCTGCTAACATTGTTCAAGCTAAACACATGGGCAATAAAGCAAATGCTGACTTGCTATTCAAATCAGTTATTGCTGTTGCTGAAGCCCACGTTAAGCGTGTTTCAGTTGACTCAGTATTGGCTAACCGCTTCGGCTCAGACGAAGGCGTTGCAGCTATTACTAAAGCAGCATCAGCTCCAGCACAAACAAACGTGCAAGGTTGGGCAAGCGAATTAGTGCGTGATACATATGCAGCTTTCATGGACACATTGAAGCCTGAATCTGTTATCCCACGTCTTGGCTTAAACCAATACACATTTGATGGTTATCAGAGCATTAAGATCCCTATGCGTGCTGAGACTCCTAACCTAGCAGGCGCGTTCAGAGCTGAAGCTGCTCCGATTCCTGTTAAGCAAATGGGCTTCACAAGCAAGATCTTGACACCTAAGTCAATGGGCGTTATTTCAACATTCAGCAATGAATTGTTTGAGCGCTCAACACCAAACATTTTGGACGTAATCCGTTCAGCAATGGTAACTGACACAGCACAAGCTCTTGACGTTGCATTCTTGTCAGCAACACCTGGTTCAGCAATCTCACCAGAAGGCATCCAAGACGGTATCCTTCCACGTGACACAGCAGAATCTGCTGGCACAACAGTAGCTGACATCATGACTGATTTGCGTGGTCGCTTGCAGACTATGGCTAGCTTGAACCTTGGCCGTAAGCCAGTTTGGATCATGAACCCAGCACGCGCTTGGGGCTTGCAATTAGCTACTAACGCTGTTGGCGCTGCTGCATTCCCTGAGATGGCGTCTGGCTCATTGATCGGTGTGCCTGTTGTGACATCAACAAACGTGCCTGCTGATGTAGTGTTCTTGATTGACGCTGCTGAAGTTTACTTCGCGGGTGGCGCTCCTCGCTTCATGGGAACAGATGTTGCTACATTGCACATGGAAGACACAACTCCATTAGCAATTAACGGCGGCACACCTGCTAACCCAGTTCGTAGCTTGTATCAAACCAACACTGCCGCTATCCGCGCAATGTGGGATCTTGATTGGGCAATGAACCGCAGCGGCTGCGTTCAGACAATCACTGCAGTAGCTTGGTAATTTAAAGTAGTGTGAAATACCCCCAGGGCTTACCCCCTGGGGTTTTTATAAAAGGCTTGCAATGCTAATCTGGGCATATAAAAAACTAAATGAGTTAAAAGGCCAAACAGGCTTTGTCGATTGCGATAAAGCATTGGCTGAAAAGTTAATTGCAGATGGCCACGCACAAAGTCCAGCCGGCGGTGCAAACACCCTAAAGCAAATTGAGAATTCCGTATCGGTTGCCGCATATGAAGTGGCAATCAAAGAAAAAACCACAAAAAAGCGTAAAGCGTCCCAAGAGGGAGATAAATGATGGGCTTTGTTTCACGTATCAAATCTATATTTGGCGGCGGTGAGGGCTCATATAGAGGCCCTGCGCTAGGCTTTAGTGACCTAGGCAACGCCTTTTCTATCCCATTTGGTGACGGTTACCAAAGAGGCTTGACAATGGGCGGCAATAGCCGCAATGTTCCAGCTGTTTATGCTGCTGTCATGTCTAATGCTCGCGCTGTTAGCCAATGCTGGCCACGCCACAAGGAAATCGTTGACGGCAAGCACTCAGTAATTACTACGTCCCCAGCTTCTAGATTATTGCGCTACCCAAATGAATATCAAACATTTGACCAGTTTATTTACAACGTGGTTTCATTAATGTTATTTGAGGGCGAGTGCATTGCTTTAATTATTAGAGATAATCGTTCGGCGCCCGTTGCATTGCATATCTGTCCAAAAGGATCTGCTTCGCCGCAAATAAGCCCAGACACTGGCGAAGTGTTCTATAGCATTGGTGAAAATCCAATGGTGCCAGATAAGATTGATTATGTTGTGCCTGCTAGAGATATTATCCATTTTAGACAGCATACTCCAAGACATCCATTAATTGGCGAATCTCCAATTAAAGCTGCGGCTTTGGCTGTCGGCATTAACGTGGCATTGAGTGAAACACAAGCAGCGTTCTTTAATAACATGAACCGCCCATCAGGTATTTTGTCCACTGAGACGGTATTAAGTAAAGAGCAAATGCTTAGATTGCGTGAAGCTTTTGATGAGCAGTCAAAAGACTGGGCAAAAGGCAAAATGCCAATTTTAGGCGGTGGCTTGAAATTCGAGCAGTTATCAGTTAACTCAGTAGATGCACAATTAATTGAGTCACAGCGTATGAGCATGGAGGACATTGCTCGCGTGTTTGGTGTGCCTTTACCAATTATTGGCGATCTAAGCAAAGCTACATTATCCAATGTGGAGCAATTAATCTCAATGTGGTTATCTATTTCTTTAGGTAGCTTATTGGAAAATATTGAAAGAAGTCTTGATAGAGCATTTGATTTACCAGCCACTCAGTAT